GGTATAACCCGTGGTGGACTTGTGCCAGCTAATTTACTAAGTCAGTATACTGGCATTAAAATGTCAAGTTTAGATGTTAGTCTACGAGATGGCGGCGACTGTGTTAGTAATTGTAGCATGAGTGAAGACGCATACGAAGGTAAACGGATTCTTGTTGTTGATGATATCAACGACCAAGGATCTACTGTCGCTTGGATTAAAAAAGATTGGCAAAACAGTTGCTTGCCAGGCGAAACACAATGGCAACATATATGGGGTGACAATGTTCGCTTCGCAGTATTAACACACAATCTCGGTAGTGAATTTAAAGATCCAGATTACTATGTTTGGACTGTAGATAAACGAGACGAAGATTGTTGGTTAGTTTATCCTTGGGAGGATTTTTGGTTATGACATCAGCACTAATTAAATTATTAATTGGCATAGCATTTATTATAATTGCTCTTGCTATCGGTCCTATTATTGGAATTTGGAGTTTGAATACGCTGTTTCCAGTATTAAATATTCCGTTCACTTGGCAAACTTGGTTGGCTTTCAATATCTTGTTTAGCGGAGTAGTTGGCGCAAGGCTAAAGAAATGAACAACGAAATTGATATTCTTAGATCAAAAATTGTCAAGGTCCAAGAAGACATTGCTCAAACCGCCTCTGAATCGGGTAGTGAAAAAAAACGTACTACACTATTAGATTATCTAGAATATTTAAAAGACGAACTTCGAATGATGGAAAGTGATCCAAGATTTAATGGAAACCGTTAACAAAGTCTACGAAATCAGAATACCATGGGACAACCAAAAAGAAGTTTGGTGGAACGAATTGTGTGCCGACATTGTAGAAGTTTTTGGGTTACCTGGAGGTCGTTATACTAGTCATCCTTATTCAGACTATATGTTGTTTTATTTTAACTCAAAAAAGGATTATCAATTATGTCAGATTTTAATTTCAGACAAAATTTAGATTTTTTATTAGTAGTAATAATGGGAATAGCAGTTTTTGGATTTGGTTTATATATGGTTATAGCATATCCTCATGTGACTGTAAGATACGATTGTAGTATTTCTGAAATAAGTCCGGATTATCCTGTACAGGTTAAAGAGGCTTGTCGCAAACTTCGAGCACAAAATAATTGACAACGGCCTAAATAAACCTATATAATAGTACAAAGGAATACTTATGACAGAATCACAAACATATAAATTTGAAACAGGGCTAGATGTTATGGCAGGAGATGGCGGTTACCAAGAGTGCAACTTGGCAGATGTTATTCGTTTTAAAATGAAACGTGATAACAAACGCTTTTGGGCTGGCGATAATATCAGTGATTACGTCGATGAAGAACAAAAAGAAGTCTTAATCAAAGAAGCTACACTAGCATTTGAAAAAGTATTAGATACATTGCTTATTGATCGAGAAAACGATCCTAACAGCAAAGGCACAGCAAAACGGCTGGCTAAAATGTACTTTAATGAAGTAATGAGTGGACGATACGAACCAGCACCAGACGCAACAGCATTTCCAAATGATTCGGCGGACCGTTACGAAGGTATGTTGGTTGTCCGTAGCGAGCTTCGCAGTATGTGTAGCCATCATCACCAACCCGTTACTGGTGTTGCTTATATTGGTATTATTGCGGCCGAGAAACTTATCGGACTTAGCAAGTACACAAGAATCGCACAGTGGTGTGCCCGCAGAGGTACCCTCCAGGAGGAACTTTGTAATGATATTGCTAGGGAAATCCAAAAAGCAACAGAAGCTAAAGACATAGGTGTGTATGTACAGGCTATACATGGATGCTGTGAGAATCGTGGTATTATGGCAAAGAGTAGTTTGACACAAACTACAGTACTCAAAGGTGCGTTCAAAGACGACCACGGTACTAAGAAAGAATTTTTTGATAACATTAAAATGCAACAGGAGTATGCTTCAAAATGATGTATCAAACACCGGCAGAAGGTATTATGAAAACAAACGACTGGGGAGACAGCCGAGTCTACCGAGTCACTTGCGAATGTGGTGCTTCGGATCACGATCATCATGTGTGGGTCGAAGCCGAAGATAACGAAGTCAGTGTTACTATCTATACAACTGTAAAAAGTAATTGGTGGAGTAAAACTCGCTGGCATGCTATTTGGACATTGTTGACTAAAGGCTACATTGATACAGAATCTACTGTAATCATGCGTAAGCAACAAGCATTTAACTATGCTCATACACTACTAAGTGCCGTAGAAGACGTAGAAACATTTAGGAAAGAAAATGGAAACTGCAAAACAACTGACTGATGAATTAATTTATCGTATGAAAACAACAAACCTAAATAAGTTTGAGATTAAACGCGAAGTTGGTCCTAACTGGTTGCCTGATGGAACTGTTCCGTTTGATATTAGTGCTACTAAAGGTATTGCCATTTTTACAGTATGGGCAGAAAGTGTTCAAGACGCAGAAGATCAAGTATCACAATTTTTAGAAAAAGACGAAAATGAGTAAAATTAAAATCGCAGAATTATTTTATAGTATACAAGGTGAAGGACGTTACATGGGTGTACCGTCTGTTTTCTTGCGTACATTTGGTTGTAACTTTAAGTGTGCTGGCTTTGGTATGCCTAGAGGCGAATCAAGTACAGAAGCAGAAGATATTGCTCAAGTAGTACATCATTATAGCAAATACGAAGAATTGCCATTAGTAAGCACAGGCTGTGATAGCTATGCTAGTTGGCATCCTAGTTTTAAGGATCTTAGTCCAATGCTTACTAGTGAAGCTATCGTAGATCGAATTATGGAGATCTTGCCTTATCAATACTGGATTGATGAACATCTTGTGATCACAGGCGGTGAACCTTTACTAGGATGGCAACGTGCATATCCAGATTTGTTGAATCATCCTAAAATGAAAGACTTAGCAGAAATTACTTTTGAAACAAACGGTACTCAACAATTAACTCCAGAATTTAAAGAATACTTACATAGTTGGCGAGGAAATGACCGTGAAATTACATTTAGCGTAAGTGCTAAACTTCCGGCAAGTGGCGAATCTTGGGAAGATGCTATTTGTCCTGAGATTGTTTGTGAATATGAAGACGTTGGCACAGCATATCTTAAATTTGTTGTTGCTACAGAAGAAGATATTAAAGATGCCGAGAAGGCAGTTGGCGAATTTCGTAGGGCTGGATTTTTAGGCCATGTATACTTAATGCCTGTAGGCGGTGTTGAAAGTGTTTATACACTAAATGCTAAGAATGTAGCATTGGCGGCTATGAAGCGTGGGTGGCGCTACAGTGATCGATTACAAGTACCACTCTTTAAAAATGAATGGGGAACTTAAAATGTTTTTTATGCTTTGTTTTATAATTGGTTGGATACTATTGATACTAGTATTATTTCAATGGATTAAAAACATTCCGAGTGCCTGTACTGGTAATTGTAGACAAGGCAGAGATTGTAATTGTGTGGAGAAGAAATGAAAAAATTACTTAGAAAATGGTTAGGTATCGATCAGTTACAAGCTGAAAAAGATGCTCTTCAAATAGTTAGAGATAAAGCAGTTGCTGAAACTTATTTGGCTCAACAACGAGAAGAGCAAGCAAAAATGGATCCAAAGGCTCGTGCTACTGCTCTTGGAGAACCATATGTGGCTGTTTTAGATACTAAAGTTAATCCAGATAATGTACGTAATGGCTTCTTTGAGCTTGACTGGAACGACTTGTTTATAGTACAATTGAAACAAGCTGGTTATGGTTTTGACGGTGATCCTGAAGAAGAGATTGTGGATCGTTGGTTTAGAGATTTGGCCGCAAACATGCTAGAAGAGGCAGGACAAGATCCAACAAGATTGAGTGCTGGTTATATTAACGTAAGTAAATTGGGCGGTGGTAAAGCCGCAGTAGAATGACATATATCATAGTTGATACTGCTAACACGTTTTTTCGTGCTAGACATGTAGTTCAAGGCTCTGCCGACATTAAGTTGGGCATGGCATTTCATATTACTTTTAACAGTATCAAAAAAGCATGGCAAGATTTTGGCGGTACCCATGTAGTGTTCTGCCTCGAAGGTCGTTCGTGGCGTAAAGATTTTTACGCTCCATACAAACGTAACCGACAAGAAACTCGTAGTGCTATGACACAACGAGAACAAGATGAAGATAAATTGTTCTGGGAAGCATTTGATGAATTTAAAAAGTTCATTACAGAAAAGACTAATTGTACTGTAATGCAACATCCCAATCTAGAAGCAGATGATTTAATTGCTGGCTGGGTTCAAGCACATCCAGATGCAAAACATGTGATTATTAGCACAGACGGAGATTTTGCACAATTAGTAAGTCCTACTGTTAGTCAGTATAACGGTGTAGGCGATTTACATATTACACATGAAGGAATCTTTGATGCCAAAGGTAAACCCGTTAAAGACAAAAAGACAGGCGAGCCAAAACCAGCGCAAGACCCGGAGTGGATGTTATTCGAGAAATGTATGCGTGGTGATACCAGTGATAATGTCTTCTCGGCGTATCCAGGTGTGCGTACTAAAGGTTCTAAAAACAAAGTTGGTCTTACTGAAGCGTTCGAAGACCGTAAAAGCCGCGGATATGCGTGGAACAATCTCATGTTACAGAGATGGGTTGACCACAATGGCGAAGAACACCGTGTCTTAGAAGATTATCAACGTAATGTAAAACTATGTGACTTAACAGCACAACCTGACGATATTAAACAAAAAATTAAGGAAACAATCGCTACCAATGCGGTTCCTAAAAATGTAACCCAAGTAGGCATCCGTATGCTTAAATTCTGCAACGCTTGGGATATGAAGAAAATTGCTGATAATATTCAGACATACGCAGAACCATTACAAGCCAAATATCAAGGAGAACTAAATGACATATCTAACTAAACTAGCAAAAGTAAACGAATCAATTACCATTAACCGTTATGACAACGGATTTATGGTCGAAGTAGGCGGTCGTGCCGATGAAAGCGAATGGAAGACAGCTAAGATTCTCTGTACAACAGAAGACGAGATGCTTGCCGTAGTACAAGAGTGGACCACAATGGATCTCGATAATTGAGAGATAAATACGTATATTACTCGGGCGCCGTCAGGGCCCTTGTAGTACCAAGGAGAAAAATATGACTGAAATATACGCCAAGCCTATTGTGGATGGTAAGTTTTGGATTGTAGAACAAGATGGTTCTAAAATCGCAACACTACACAAAAAAGAAAACAACAAATTTGTATTAAGCAATACAAACGGTGAAGTAATGTTTAACAAAAAACAAGACTTAACCAAGCAATTTGGAGAAGGATTCTTTTTAACTAGTACAAAAGTTAAAGTTACCCAGTCCGAGCCCAATGACTGTCATGGATATCCTACTAGCGTTCGACCATATAACAGTATGTATGATGTAAGACGTAAATTACCTCTATTTACCAAGAGTAATGCTAGTAAAAGTCTATATTGTGCCGGTTACTATACTATTAAATTCAACAAAGGATGGGTTAAATCATTCTGTCCTAAGGTTATTACACTAGAACGTAACGAATATAAAGGCCCTTTTAAGACTGAGATAGAGATGAAACAGGTATTGTCTAATGTCAAATACGATTAATCTAAGCCCAATTACGCAGTTTGCTCAAATAGTAAGGGCGGCAGAGTTAAGTCAAAGCAAAGAAATAAAGATTCCAATTCAACAGGCTAGACTAATGAATCTAGCCTTTATTGAAATCATGGATCAAATGCGACAAGACTATGAAACCATGTTTAACAGTCTAAAACGCAGTATAGACAGCGAGCCAATATCAGTTGCTGTAGACGGCGGTGGATTTAAGAACAATTAAGGATAAATATACGTAGTTAATTGGATACGTATATTATGTCGAGACCTAAACCACGAGTACTGTTAGAACATACTAACAAAAAAACTTATAAATCTGAACAGATTTTAGAAGCCGAAGCTATTTGGGCCGTATTCTATAAGAACGAGCCTTTTAACCTAAAAAGTTTTAATAGCCTAACCTCTTACCCCGGACCAAAATATAAGAAAGTTTCTTTTAGTAATCCCGGACACGCTCATAATCTTGCTAAGAAATTAAACTTAACATTTGGAACAGAAGACTTCCAAGTTGTTATGCTAACTCAAGGCACTATTATAAAATGATAAACAGAGATACGCTTACCAAAATATTTTTACAACAGTGGGGTAAAAGTATGGATGAAGCTAACATCAAATTGTTTAGTCGTAAATGGTGGCAAAGTACTAGAGCAGGTAAACAAAATAACTTTCGATTGAGCGAAGATGGTTATGAATTTTTGGTAAAAGAATTGGATTTGAGAGAATACGAAATTCCGTTTACCGAACCAATTGAACTTAGTCCCCAAACAATTATATTTTTGGAAAGATATGTGGATTGTCCATACTATCTAACTCCAATGTCAATTACTGTCTTTTCAGAACGCAAGAGTTTTGAGCTAATGTTGTTTAGTGACGACATCAGAAAATTTGGCATAATAAAAGCAATGAATGAGCGAGAAAAAGAGTTAGCCGCGCAGGATAATAGTTGACACTATTATCGGTTTCCTATATAATACATACATACAGAGTTAATTCAACAACGTATTTTTTTAACTAAGATAGGAAATAACATGCCAGAAATTAGTAGCCGTACAGTGGGCCCTAGCGGTGCTAAAAAGTCTTTGCGTAAGGCTTTTAAAAATCAGCGTCCAATCTTCCTTTGGGGTCCTCCCGGAATTGGCAAGTCAGACATTATCAAACAACTCGGTACTGAGCTCGATGCTCACGTAATCGATGTTCGTTTGAGTTTATGGGAACCTACTGATATTAAAGGTATTCCATATTTTGATTCCAACGATAACACAATGCGTTGGGCTCCTCCTTCGGAATTGCCAAGCCAAGAAATGGCAAAACAACACAAGCAAATTATTCTTTTCTTAGATGAAATGAATAGTGCGGCTCCTAGTGTACAGGCCGCGGCTTATCAGTTGATTTTGAATCGTCGTGTAGGCACTTATCACTTGCCAGACAATGTCGTGTTGGTAGCGGCTGGTAATCGTGAAACTGACAAAGGTGTTACATTCCGTATGCCTGCTCCACTTGCTAACCGTTTCGTTCACTTAGAAATGACTGTTAACTGGGACGACTACTTTGACTGGGCTGTTGAAAACAAAGTCCACAAAGATGTTGTAGGCTTTTTGAGCTTCTCTAAGAAGAGCTTGTACGATTTTGATCCAAAATCTAGCTCACGTGCGTTTGCTACTCCACGCTCTTGGTCGTTTGTTAGCGAATTGCTTACAGATGATGACGTCGATACCGACACACTAACTGATTTGGTATCAGGTTCTGTTGGCGAAGGTTTGGCTATCAGCTTTATGGCTCACCGTAAAGTTGCGTCTAAAATGCCTAATCCTACAGACATTTTGACTGGTAAAGTTAAGAAGATGGAGTCTAAAGAAATTTCAGCTATGTATTCTTTAACTGTGTCATTGTGCTACGAATTGAAAGATTCTTGCGAAAAGAAAGCTAAAAACTGGAATGAGCAAGTTAATAACTTCTTTGAGTTCATGATGAATAATTTTGAAACTGAATTGGTTATTATGGGTACTAAATTGGCTTTGAGCACTTACAAGTTGCCATTGGACCCAGATGAAATCAAATGCTTTGATGATTTCCATGCCAAATACGGACGCTTTATTGCCCAGGCTACTGAAAAGTAATTGATTTAGTACTATTTGACACCTCCTTTGGGAGGTGTTATAATATATATATACAGTAAAGGAGCATTCATGTCACACGCAGATCCAATTATCGACAAAATTATCGTAGCCCGTGTGGGTCTACTACTTCGCCATCCTTTCTTTGGTAACTTAGCTACACGCTTAAAAATCGAAGAAGGCTCCGAATGGATGGGCACAGCCGCAACAGACGGTCGTACAATTTACTTTAATCGAGAATTTTTTGAACCGCTTACAGTTAAGCAGGTTGAGTTTGTTATTGCTCACGAAATTTTACATAATGTGTTTGATCACATGGGTCGTAGAGATCATCGTAATCCACGCATTTTTAACATTGCCGCAGACTATTGTGTAAATGGACAATTAGTCCGTGACCGCATTGGCGAACACAATATTGAAGGTATCAAAATCTTCCATGATCCAAAATACTACGGCATGGGTGCTGAAGAAGTTTACGATAAAATCTTTGACGAAATGGACGAAGAAGAGCTCAATCAATTGGGTCAATTATTGGATGACCACATTGACTGGGGCGAGAACGGTAAAGACGGACAGCCTAAATATACTAAAGAAGAATTGAAACAGATTCGTGATGAGATACGCGAAGCTACTATGCAGGCCGCACAAGCCGCAGGTGCTGGTAACACTCCTGCTAGTGTACAACGCATGATTAAAGAATTAACAGAGCCTAAGATGAATTGGCGTGAAATTCTGCGTCAACAAATCCAAAGCACTATTAAGAATGACTACTCGTTTATGCGTCCTAATCGCAAGGGCTGGCACATGAGTGCTGTATTGCCTGGAACACAATTTCAAGAGACTATTGATATTTGTGTAGCAATTGACATGTCAGGTAGTAT